ATGTAATTCTGGATTAAATCCTAAGTAACCTTCTGGTATTAATTGAAATAGATTATCTGCTTTAGACTTAATTATATATGAATCATCTATAACAGCTATTCTATCATATTTTTTTAAGTATTTTTCTACAACTAAAGCTTTAGCAATATAACCTTTTTTATTTGGTCTTCCCACATTTATAAATTTATTTTCAAAATTATTTATAGATTCATAATTACATTCACTTTCTACAATAAAATCGCTATTAATATTTTTAGCATATCTTTCCATTGCACTAAAGGTATATTTTGTCCAAGGTCTTTTACCAATTGATACACAAACTATTGCATGATTCATAATTAATTACCCGTATAATTCTATAATTTTTTTCTTATTATTGCCCGTATAATGAGCAAAATTACAAGGATAATCTTCATCCCTTGTTGGTGTTCTATTCCATTCTATTCCTAGTTCTTTAACATCAAAATTATACTTATTAAACATTACATTTAAGAATGGTTGGTCATAGCAATGTGAAGAATGTCCTACATTTTTAAGAGTTTTATCTAAAAATGGATTATTATAATTAAAATAGTCTTCATGACTATCAAATAATTTTCTAGCTTTTATTCTGGCATCTCTAGACCATATCATAACGCCTGTATTAATAATTCTAATACTATTTTCTACAGTTTTAGGTTTTATAAT